ATCGGATTGGACCGCGCCATTCTGATCGCACGCACGGAGACACAGCGAGCGTATCGCATGGGTTCGACGGAGCAGTACCGCGAGAGCGGCGTGGTGACTGGTTTCATGCGGTTGGTGAAAAAAGAAGGCGCGTGCCTGGGCTGTTTGTTGCTGGATGGCGAGGTGTTCGAGACGGCGGACGAGTTGGACGATCATCCGAATGGCCGATGCACGGCGATCCCGATCGTGCGCGGGGTGGATCCGCCCACGTGGGAGAAGGGTCCCGAGTGGTTGAAGAATCAGCCCGAGGCGAGGCAACGCGAGATCATGGGCGATGCGCGTTATGCATTGTGGAAGAGCGGCGTGCCGTTGGAGGCGATGGCCGAGAAGCACGTGGATGAGGTTTGGGGCGCAAGCCCGAGACCGACACCGATCAATCAGTTATCAGTGATCAGTGGTCAGTGATCAGTAATCAGTAATCAGTAATCAGTGATCAGTAATCAGTAATCAGTGATCAGTGAAAATTAGTTCTGCGAGAGGCAGAGAGGAGTAACGAGATGTTACCGAATGGTGAAAAACCGCAAGAGCCGAAAGGCGAAGAACCGAAGGTCGAAGGTGAAACGTTGACCTTTGACGGCTGGATCAAAGACCAGCCTGACGACATCAAGGCCATGTTGGACGGCCACACCAAAGGCTTGAAGAGCGCTCTGGAGTCTGAGCGGGGGAGCCGCAAGGATCTCGAAAAGCAGTTGCGCGATCTGGCCAAGAAGGCGGAGGCTGGAAGCGACGCGGAAAAGCAATTGACCGCGCTCGCAGACCAACAGGCCACAGCCAACCAGCGCGTGGACTTTTATGAGCAGGCACATCGGGAAGGTGTGACCAATCTCAAATTGGCCTACACGGTGGCGGTTTCGGAGGATCTGTTCGATAAAAAAGGAAATATCGACTTTGCCGAGATGAAGAAGTCGTATCCTGAATTGTTCGGGCAGGCTCCGAGGGCAAATGCCAATGCTGGGACGGGAACGCAGAAGCCCCCGACGCCAGCGCAAAACATGAACGACTTCATTCGCCGAGCGAGTGGTCGTAAATAACAAGGAGAAAATATCATGCCGTACAACAGTCAAATTTCACGCACCGATGCCGCTGCGCTTATCCCGCAGGAGGTTTCGGGCGAGATCATCAAGAATGTGGCCGAACGCAGTCCGCTGATGCGGATGGCGCGCCGCCTGCCTGATATGGCGAGCAACCAAAAACGGATGCCCGTCATGTCCGCGCTGGCCACGGCCTATTTCGTCAGCGGCGATACGTCGCTGAAGCAGACCACGGAAGTGGCCTGGGAGAACAAATACATTGACGCCGAGGAATTGGCTGTCATTGTGCCGATCCCCGAAGCGGTGCTCGATGACGCGGACTTCGACATCTGGAGCGAGATCCGCCCTGAGCTGGAAAACGCCTTCGACGTGGCGATCTTCGGCGCCGTGAACTACGGGACGAACATCCCCGCGTCGTGGACCGCCAACCTGGGCGCGGCTGGACTGGTTGCTGGCGCAACCGCGGCGAGCCACGTGATCAGCCTGGCGGCCTACACCGACCTGTACGAGGCCATTCTGGGCGAGACAGGTGCGGGAGTCAGCGGCCTGATCGGCCTGCTCGAAGCGGATGGATTCATGGCCACGGGCCACATTGCGCATACTACCCTGCGCCGCAAACTCCGCGACTTGCGGACCACCGATGGCGCTCCGATCTTCCAGCCTTCGATGCAGGTGCGCGGACAGTACGATCTGGATGGCCAGCCGTGCGAGTTCCCGCTGGATGGTTCGGTGAGCGCGACGTACCTGTTGCAGAGTGGCCAGTGGAATCAACTGGTCTATTCCATGCGCCAGGACATCACCTACAAGATCCTGACCGAAGCGGTGATCCAGGACGCGGGCGGAAACATCGTCTACAACCTGGCCCAGCAGGACATGGTGGCCCTGCGCGCGGTGATGCGCCTGGGCTTTGCCCTGCCGAACCCGATCAACCGCATGAACCAGACCGCCGCGACCCGCTTCCCGTTCGCGTTCCTGACCGCATAAGGAGGATGAGATGAGTCTCTTCCCAAAGGCTGCAACCTACTATCAGGCGTTGGTAGGTATTCCACGCGGCCCGAATTCAAACGTCTATGTGGTGGATCCGCAGAGCGGGTCTGACAGCAATCCTGGCACCACGTTCGAACGTCCGCTGGCGACGCTGGCGGCGGCTTACGCGCTCTGCACCACGAACCAGAACGATGTGGTGCTGTTGGTGGGCGGCCCGACTGGCAATGCCCTTGCGGCTGCGCTGGACTGGGCGAAATCGTATACGCACCTGATCGGGCTTTCGGGCGACATCCCTGGCGTTGGCCAGCGGGCGCGCGTGACTGGCTCGGCGGATGTGGACGCGGATTACCTGATCGATTTTCAGGGCAACGGCTGTATCGTGAAGAACGTGCAGTTCTTCAACGGCAACGACGCGGCAGAGGATTCGGGCGCTGTGATCGTGAGCGGCGACCGCAATCTCTTCGAGAACTGTTTCTTCGCTGGGATGGGCCATGCAACCGCTGGCGCCCGCGCTGGCAGTTATTCGCTGAAGGTGAGCGGCGAGGAGAACCTGTTCAAGCGCTGTTCCGTTGGCCTGCAGACGATCATCCGCGCGGCGGCAAATGCCGAGTTGCTGATGAGCGGCACGGAATGCTACCGCAACAAGTTCATCGGCTGTGAGTTCCTGAGCTGGAGCGTGACGGCTGGGAAGTTGCTGGTGAAGTTCGAGGCGGCATCCGTCCCGTGGGTGACGCAGTTCGAGGACTGCCTGTTCTGCAATCTGGATATGAGCGCAGGCGGCGCAGATGGCGCGTCCATCGACAATGCCATCGGCGACTCGTCCACGGCGAAGCACCTGATCGTGCTGCGCGGACACGTCCAGTTCGTGGGATGCACGGGTGTGGCGGACACGGTGACGAATGTGTTCGCGGCGGCCCCCGTCCCGAATGCAGGCTATGGCCTGAGTGTGAACCCGACGACCTAGGCCCCAGCCCCCTTTGGCCTTCGGCCACTTCCCCCAAGTTCAAAGAACGAACTTGGGGGAAGGCTGGGAAGTAATTGAATTCTGTAATAAGGAGTAACGATATGACCGCTCAAATCATCTCTGACGGCCCGCAATCGGGCTGGTTGAAAGTTTACGTGGCTGGCAATGACACCGCTGTGGCGAACTCGCTTGGCTCGATCCTGAACCCTGAGGGCGTGCGCCTTCAGATCACGGACGGTTTCCTGCGCGTGGTCAATGATGCGGACGCCGCCGCCACGCTGGACATCGGCATCGGCGCTTCGGGCGCGGACAGCACCGACATGTGCTCGGCCTATGACATCAACGGCGCGACCCCCGAGGATGTGATCTACATCATCGGGAAGGACGCCGCCAGCGAAGCCGCCGCGACCACGCCAAAGGGTGTGGATTGGGGTGCGACTGAGTATCTCAATTTCTACAACCCTGCCGCGGCCGCGTCCAGCCCGTTCGAAGGCTATCTGTACCTGCGCTACATCCGCGTGGGTGATGACGGAAGCCTGCTCTAACCCAATCCTGACCCCACCCCTGACCCCTCCCCAAATGGGTACATTTGGGGAGGGGAATGAAGGTAACTATGACCACACTTGTTACAGACGCACAGATCGCACAATTGCGCCGCATGGTTGCGGAACCGAACGAGGAGACGTATAGCGATGAAACGCTGATCACGTACATCGAGCGGTATCCGCACATGGATGAGCAGGGCGAGGAGCCGTACACGCTTTCGAGCGACACGCCACCCGTCCAGGAGGCGAACGATAATTGGATCCCGACCTATGACCTGCACGCGGCGGCGGCGGATGTGTGGGAGGAGAAGGCGGCGGCAGTGGCGAGCAAGGTCAATTTCAAGGCGGACGGCGGCGATTATTCGATGAGCAATCAGTACGAACAGTACATGAAGATGGTCCGTCAGCACCGTTCGCGCAGAATGCCTTCTTCGATGCGGATGAGGCAGTTCCCCGTGGAGGATGGAAGCGTGAAGCAGACTTGGATCGCGAACCTGGCTGAGGAATGATGATCTTCGCAACGAACGATCTCACGAACATGCGCACGGCGCAGACGGAGCACATGCAGGATTTTGGCAGAGTGCTTTCGTATGCGGCTGGGACGTTGAATGAGTTCAACGAGGCGGATGCG